AACATGATGACGGTATTTTATGGCTTGATGGTGATAAATATGTGTTTAGCTATGAAAAAGACCGTGATGAAAATTATTATAAAGAGTTTGAAGCAGACAACATACGTGACCTAATAAGAAAAGCAAAGGAGCCACAGGATGGGAGTTAAAGAGATAGTTGTAAAGATGAGAAATTATCTTTGTGAATGTGAAGATAATAGCTGTGATATTGATAGTGAAATTTATTCATGCCAGATTGACCAGTTAGAAGCAGAGATAGAGAAGGATGGGGAGTTGTTAAAAGAAGTAAAAAAAATAAAGGAGTGCGTGGATAAAATACAAAGTGACACAAGACTATTAAAAAAACTCGTAACTTAACCAAGCCATGAAGGGAGAGTGAAATGAGTGATATTTTTGAGAAGTCCCCCGATGCTGTAACTATAAAGGTAGGTGGCAAATATTTTTTTGTAGATTGGTCGGTCAAAGGCAGGGGGTTTGGGCAGTACACTTTTTGGAAAGAAGGCGACAAGATAATGTGTGATAATGAGTGTGACTCAAAAGAGTCTGTTAAAAAAGTATTATGTATGTTGGTTGATAGCGCAGAGTTTACAGATGAGAACTAACAAACCAAGCCATGAAGGGAGAGTGATGGAAGCCTATAAAGAATTAGTTGATAACGACATTATTTTTACATGTAAAGAAAAAGAAGTAATGAAACTTACCGAACAGGGAATGATTTACAATGGTGAATTAATTGAAGACGCAGGGGAAGCACATAAAATATTCATGGAAGTTATGACTTGTATTCGGAGGAGTCAAGATGGTGAACATTAATTTAAGGAGAAGCTATGAGTTTAGTTATGCAGGGCTGTAAACACTGCGGTTGGCAGATGGGGGCTGGAGACATTCTTATTATACGACCAGACGACATGTTGGTATGTCCAGAATGTGGTAAACCGATAGAACTTGAAGACAGGCGTGTTGAAGAACCCAACAAAGACAAGGCAAGTGAAGCCATATTAAAAATAAGACTGCTTTATGACCCAGCGTGTGCAGACACGGCTTATGAACTTGGCAAGCATCTTATGGACATAGAGGACGAACTAAAAGCCAAGGACAAAGAGATTGAACTAATCACAGAAGACAGAGACGATATTCTGGCTATTATGGAATCACAAAGAAAAATTATGCGTGAGAAGGATGAAAAGATAGAAACAAAGAATAAAAAGATATGGGATTTAGGCTGTGAGATTATAGCCAAGGATAAAGAGATAGCAGACCTTAAAGACGAAAATGAAGAACTTGCAGACCTTATTGTTAAGTGGGAAGCAGGTTACGCTGAACTTTTCAAGAAAATTACAGAGATTAAAGAATCTGGAGCTATGGCATGAAATTTAACATTAACACAGCAATAGGGTTTATTTATAGCTGTGGTATGTGTTCGTGGGAGGGACAATATGGTGAGCTTAAAGAAAACTACCACTTGACTAACTATAAGAAAGATTTTTGTTATTTAACATGCCCAACCTGTGGTGCATCAGCAGATGGATTATCGTTAGTAAGATATCAGTGTGTTGAGAAGCAACTTGAAGCTACCATGGAGGCACTTTCAAATTCACCCCACAAAGATTTACCTATAGTTGTTGCAAAATATCCATGGGACAACGATGAAGAATGGGAAGAGCATCTTAAAAATAGCGACACCCTGATTGGTGCTTCAATGAGGTTTAGAGAAGCTGTTGTTGAGTTGATTGGGGTTATGGGTATTGAAAGATTTGCGTTTTATTGCATCAAAAAACTAGACAAATTTATAACCAATGTTTCAAATAGATACAAAACCTTGACAAAACATTAAAAATAGTGTAAGTGATAGTTAATATTATCTTATTGGAAGGGACTAAGTAATGTGTACTTCAAGAGATGTTAGAGACTATGACTTAAAGACACGGAGTGGGCTCACCGCATTTTATAAGGACTTTACCCTTGTTTGTAAACGTCTTTATAGCAAAATTGTAAGGGTTGCGGTTAGGAGCACACTAAATCTTTAAGGAGAAAGATGTTTGATTTATATAAGCCGAACAGCGTAAGCAGGAGCGTTGAGGACGATACTTCGTGGATTGGTCTAGAAATAGTAAGACCATGCACAGGCAAAAAATGTCCATTACATGCTACTTGTGGTTACAAAACAGATAAGAAACTGTGCGGTGCTGAGACGGCATATCTACGTGCGGTTACAGATTCAATAGTAAAATCACTCCCCGAAAAATCAGTTGACCAACTTCTACTAAACAAGATATCCCTACACCTACTTCCACTTTACCATCAGCTTATTGTATTGAAAATGGAATCTTATTCTTTGAAGCAAATAACGTATACCAACAATCAAGGCTCTAAAAAGATTGTTCCCCACTTCAAGGAAATCAGAGAGATTATAAAGGCAATTGAGGCTACGCAGAAAGCAATGGGTCTGGGGGATGAGTATTTGAAAGCTAAGGCTATGAGGGGTAAACTTAAAGATGTTGGCCCAGAACTTCAAGAAGCACCGCAAGAAGGCAGTGAAGAATATTATGACACCTTGTTTAACAAAGACAAACGTGCTATAGTTAAAGAACTGAACCCAAAGCACAAAAAGGACACGCTGTGGAAGAAAGAGGAAAAGAAAAAATCGGGAGAACCGAGGAGACAGGGCAAGGCTGGCAGACCACGTAACTTCGTAACACTCAAGTACAAAGCATTCATCTGTCGTTGCGCACTTGACAGAGAATCAAAGGAGTATTCTGGTATAATAATTGACCCAGCAGGAAAACCACTCAGGGGCGTTGATGTGTTTGGAGACAATGAAATTAGCGCAGAAGACCTGTTCCGTGCAGAAGTAGACAAAAAATTACAACAATCCAACAAAGGAGAAAAAGATGGACAAACTGATTGCCAAACTTGCTAGTAAAATAACCGACCTCGGAAAAGACAACATCCCAGCAATAAGACAAAAGAGAGTAAACGAAGCACTGTCCCTAGTTGCAGAAATTATCCCCAAAATAGAAGACTACGTTCAGGACGAGATTGACAAGACAATGGATGAAGCTAAAAGAGAGGTTGCTGTGCTGGAGAAAAAGGTATGAAGCACTTAAGCGAACCAAGCGAAACAGATAAAGAGCTTAACAGGATAATGCTTTGGGCTACGATATTGGAGTGGTCAATGGAGGGGGGAAAATACAAGATAAGACTTATGGTTGACGACTCACTTCTTGGAGACCCTCCCCTGTGCAGCATTTGTCTGTCAAAAAATGAAATGGAAAAACATGGCATGTTAGACCTTGACGGTTCAGTTTTGATTGGGCAAACATTAAAAGACATAGAAGATGTTTTAATTTAAGGAGCAATATTGAAGAATAACAGAACCCCTGTTGTATTGGAGGAAAAGATATGAATAAACCAAAACCATGTCCGTTCTGTGGGAGCGAGGCAGATGTTCGCCCTCATAATTTTGGGGACTCAAAAAAAACAGACTATACGATTTACTGCTCAAATAAAGACTGCGGAAGTTCGTTTTGTTGGTATGATACCCCAGAAGAATCAATTAAAGCATGGAATAAGAGGGCGGTAAATGACAAAGAATAACAGAACCCCTGCTGATTACAGAAAAGGCGGTCAAGGCTGTATAGACTGGATTGAGGACAAGTGTTATCTTCCAGTTACTGCTGTTGGGTCAGATATAAGTCAATGGACATCAGTTGGTAAATTCCCAGAAGAGTATTACTATCTGTGGAGTGAGCAGTGTAAGATTCTACTTGAAGCATTAGTGATGAAAAACGAAAAGTTCGTACATCGCCTTATAGTTTTGTGCTGGCAAAGAGGAGAAGGTAAATCGCTTTTGGCCTGTCTTATACAACTTTGGAAGTTTTTTAACTGGCCTAGACAGCAAATTGTGTTGGGTGCAAACTCAAAGGAACAGACCAAATTCGTACATTATGATATAATGCGTGACATTATTCTTAACAGCCCACAACTGCTGAACGTGATAGGTTTAAGGAACGTGCAGGAAAAGGACATAAGGCTTAAGGACAGCAAGGGCAGGATAGTATCACAGATTAGAGCTCTATCAACAGCAACTGGTATTGTGTCAAATATCACAGGCTACACGTTTTCAGAGATGTTCAACATGAAGAAACCAAAGTTCTATGTTGAGTTGGCTGGTTCTACAAGAAACATTCCAAACGCTCTGGGTGTGATTGATTCAACGGTATCAGAAAAGACTCATCAGCTATATAAACTCTATGAGGCGTTCAAGAAGGGCACTGACAAGACTATATATTTTAGTCATAGGCAGAGTCAGTTCGGGGTAGTTGAGGACTTCTGGAACCCACACATGACATCAGAACAGCTGTTAGCGTACAAAGAGCAGTTCCCTGTTGAAGACTTCGAGAGATTCTTCAAGAACACATGGTCAGCCGGAGAAAGAAAGCAATTTACAGAAGCAATGGTTGAAGCAACAAGGTACATCGGGGCTAACGGTCAGATTAATAACCACGGTGAGGTTATGGGTCTTATGAAAAGAAAAGTAAAGGTACTTGCTAACGATGAAGACGGTAAAGAAAAGGGTCTTCCGTTCAGGGATTCATTTACACAGCTTGATGATATAGAGAGAGCCCTGTCACCTGTTGAGAAAATATACAACCTTGGAGACAAGTCTTCTGGTTCTTGCATGGTCAGTAATCTTGATTTGGCAGAACTGGGAAAGGTGTATAATACTGGTTGGGCTATCATGGCTGGATTTGACAGGTCAGACCCGATGAAGACAAACACTTCGGCTAGGACTATCTTTACTTTAGTTGCGAAGGGTTTACCGGGTTCTTTGAGAAATCCTGTTCAGGACGCAGACGAAAACTTTATCCCGAAATACATGTACTTCCTGATAAATTTGGTTTCTCTTCAACAGAACACACTTGAGGAAATGAAATCACTGCTTGATGAAGCGCACAGGGAGTTTGATGGTGTGGATAAGGTAACAGCAGAGAGATGGGGAATGTGGGACTTGGCGGTATGGTGTGAAGAACATGACGTTCCATTTGAAGCGGTGTATCCTAATTACAACAAACAGAGGGATGCTTTCAGTGAGCTTTATATCTTGTACAGAGACGGTAGGTTCAAAACCCCCGTTTGTCCTGTGGCGGGTACGAAGAAAGACGATATACTGTATGAAGAAGCACTTACGTTTATTCACGACCCAGACAAGAAGTGGTACGGTAGCCCTGAGAAGAAGCAGAAGTATGGTGTTCAGGATGACTGTATGTTTAGTCTTGGTTGGAACATATACGGTGGCAGGGAGCTTGGACTTGATGATTTGAGGACAAGGAGTTCAACGCTGGTATTTGGGGAGATGTTTGGTGGGCCAAAAACAGTTGGAAGATACTTTTAATCTCTTGGGAGAAAGTTATGGACAAAGAAGATAGACACAACGTACTCTTTGTTGCTTTATTTCTATTTTCATTTTTTATAGCACTAATGTTCTGGAGAGTGTATAGCCCCAAAGAAGCACCTCAATATACCTATCATGTCTTTTACGGGTATGATTGTGAGATGGGAAGCATAGAGCTTGTTACTCATACTAAGATGAAAAATCAGGTTAAGGTGGATGTAATACAAAAAGAACTTGAACGTACTGTTGGTAAACGAGTGACTATAATGGGATGGAAGGAGCTTTCAGACAATGACTAAACTTACGAAAACGGCTATTAATTTTTTAGAATATGCTTCATCAAGCGAAAGACATGAAAACAGGTGGTCTGCCCCAGATGATTCAGCACCAACATTAGACCACAGGGCGTTATACATTGACGACCCGTACTGGAAAGACTTCTGTGATAGTCCAATAACGGGTTCACCTGAACAACTAAAGTTTGAATAGGAGGAACAATGACCAACGAAGAACTGACTGAATTTTTAGAAAACACAACATATATTGAATGGTTTGATGATGTAGATAAAGAAACCATGTTGTTTAGGAACACCGAACTTGATTGGTATATAAACGATGAGAAGAGAGCAACTGTTATTGATTACGCAAAGGTTCGTGAACTTACGCCCGATGAACTGTTGGTTGAAATAAACCGTGGATTAAACGTTGAGGGCATAACAAGGGTTACTGGTTATTGGGGAAAAGTTAAGTCGTTTAACAAGGGTAAGATTGGTGAACTTAAGAATAGAAGTAAACATACCGTGGGGTAACCGCTACCATATAAAGTGACACTTTTTGTCACCACTGACAGTATTTGTCACCAGTAACATTATTTGTCACTAATCTGACATTATTTGTCACTTTACTATTGACAAAACAATATCTTGTGATATTCTTCAGCATGTGGCTACCACAAAGATGACACAAGAGCAGGTTGACAAAGCAATACTAGACCTCCCTGACGAGGTTCTAAAGGGATTGCAGTTTTCAGCACCTTGGCAATATGACCCATCTGACGGTGATAATGTCGGTTCTGACCCTGACGGATTCTCGCTATCTTCGTCCGACAAAGACGATTCTTCAACAACAAGACAAGCCCTCCAAGCAGAATGTTGGCGCAAATTCAATCGCACACCCTACATAAACACAGCTGTCCGTGGACAAATGGGCAGACTGACCGGACTTGGCTTTGAAACAACTTCTGGTACGTACGATATACTGAAGGTTATTCGGGAGATTGAACGAGACCAGCGAAACAGACTGTACAGTTTTTGGCCTAAATATGTTGCAAGAGCAAACGTAGAAGGTGAGTTATTCCTTATACTTACGCTTCACCCCGATGGATTCATAGAGGTTGATTTCTTAGACCCATCAAATGTTTCTGGCGGTGAAGATGATTCCGGCATTATCTGGCATCCCACCAAGACCTTAATGCCACTTTTTTATATTATCGACAACGGTACAGAGAAGGTTCAGATACCGTCCATTTTTATGGCAAGATATCCAGAACTGCTTAAAATAGCATCAAAAGATAAAGATTATCTTAGAAGCTCACAGTCTGGTTCGAGAAGCGGGAAAGCAAAATTCAAACAGTTTGGTGGTTACAACCAGTTTATAGTATCTTGGGACAGAGGCTTTATTACAAAAAGAGCAATATCCTATCTCAGAACAACCCTCGAATGGCTCAACCACTACGAAAACCTTAAGAAATATGAAATAGACCACAAGAAGGCAGCTGGTTCATACATCTGGGTTTTCAGCATCGAAGATACAAAATCATTTAGGCTTTGGATGGCAATGACAGCAGAACAGAGAGCGTCAACTGGCATAGCAGCAAAAAAGACACCGGGGGCATCGTTGGTTTTACCACCGGGGATGACCTTGGAATGTAAGAGCCCAGAATTGTCACCACTCAGAGACGAAGACACAGACATAAAAGAACTTGTCGCTGCTGGTATAAATGAACCAACAGACATAATGACGGGAACATCAAAGGGTACGTTTGCTTCTGTAAAAGAAACCCGTGGCCCGATGTCAGACAGAACTTCAGATGAAGTAGCTTATTTTGAGCGATATTTGAGGTTTGATTTTTGGGCAAACATATTCTTCTTGAGAAGTAAGGTTTCAAAGTTTCCAGAATATTTTGAAGTAGACGACTGTATTGGGTTTGACAAAAAGCAGGAACCAATTATAAAAAAAGTAAAAGAGAAACCAGAGAATCTTCTTGAATTCTCATTCCCCGTTAGCGAGACAATTGATTTAGAAGGCAAGACAAAAGCATTATTTGGAGTTAAACACGGGCCTTTGAATAAGGTTCTTGGTGTTGATAATAAAAAGATAGCAAAGATTGTTGGTATAGGTGGGTGGTCAAGAACAAGACAGATTAAGGCACTTGAGGATAAGCTGTATCCAGAACTTGAGTTTGAGTCTGACGCTGAATCTGTGCAGGAAAAGGCTATAGAAAAACCAAAGCCAAAGCCTAAGCCAGCAAAAGAACCAAAAAACAAGGGTAACGATGGGAATCGCATCAGGAATAAATAATTCAGTCGTGGCTTTGTGGAAAAGAGTTGGAACGGTTATAAGCCCAAAGACTGACGGTGATGATATTACCACAACCGGAACATTTTCAGGAATAAACGTAACGTCTGGGGAAAGTCCAGGTCACACACATGATAATTCATATTACACCGAGACTGAAGTTGATTCTAATTACCTTGCCATTGACGGGTCAAACGCTGACCAAGATATTGATATAGGCTCGTATAATTTAACCACTGCTGGCGATTTGGATGTTGGTGACATATCACTATCTAAAAATATTTACCATTCTGGGACCATTACTGCTGTTGGCACCAAATACGTTCAACATTACTTACACATAGACGGCTATTACAAGACAGACCCAGAAGATGCAAACGTCTTGGGCTGGAATATTGATTTACCCATTACGGCAGATACGTTTAATGGCTTGCCGATTAGTACGGCTGGCGGGATTAATAATATTCTTCTTTTAGCAAATCCAACGGGGATATCGGGCCAAAGCAATATAGGTATTGGTGAAAACTCACTAAACTCACTTGTCGGTGGTTCTTACAATGTGGGGGTTGGAACCGATACGGGGCGTTATTGTAGTGTTAATGCTACCAACAATTTGTTTTTGGGTTATGGGTCTGGTTTAAATTGTGGGGGCGGCCAAAATCTATATATTGG